CTTTTTCTTATTGGCTTCACGTATCTCTTTGAGTTCCTTGGTCGCCTTCGAGACGGCCCGATCCAGGTTGGACTTACCCTCCAGGCTCTCGTGGCGTCGATTTCCCAATTCTCCGACCATCGCTCCCAGCTTCAGCTCACTGATCTCACCCCTGTCGAATCTCTCAGCAATCTTGGCCAGAAGATCCATCTCAGACTCTCTGTCACCACCCATCCGGACACCACCACGAGCCAGAGGGTTCTGACTGAAAGCCTTCATGAGATCAATGACCGGCTGTGGGGTACCATCCGGAAGTTTCAGAGGGGAACGAGACGGAGAATCTATCTCCTCGATAGCCTCTGCCAGAGCTGAATGAGCCTTGGTCCCAGCCGGGATCCTGGTGTTCAGTTTCTTCAAAGAGTCGACTAGCTCCTGCGGGGATATCTCACCTCTCATCTCCCTGGTCGTTATCCGACCAACCACATTGGCAAGAGCGTCATCATCTACCGCAAGCTTCTTGTCTTCGCCCATGTCTCTGAGTGCGCGCCCTATGGCACCACTGCCATGGAAGTTGATCTCTCCTCCACCGGTACTTCTATCCCAGTGGTTCTCCAGGATCGGTTTCGTGGAGAACTTACCCGCCTGGATACCTGGCACATTGTTACCTGGAGTCCCTGGTAGAGGAACTCTCTGGATGGCGTCCGAATCCAGTCGACGACTGACATGGTGATTGACCAAGTCATCGATCAGCTTGGCCTTGGTCAGCTTCGTTCCAGGTTCAACACCAGTCACCCGTGAAACCGCCTGAAGATCCTGCTTGGTCAGGTTCTTCAAGGCGTCACGACCCTGCTGCTCGGTCTTGGCCTCTTTCAGTCTCTGGAAGGCATCGGTGGCGATACGGTCCTGGAGCTTCTCGACCTTCGCCTCAGGAGTACCAGGAGCGGCGGCCTTCTTAACCGGGGGTCGACGCATCTTCTTAAGGCGGTCGGCCAGTTCCTGCCACCGATGACCCTGCTCGACCAGCTTCGCTGCGTCAGGTTCTGAACCTCCAGCTGCACGAAGAGTGGCCGCTCGGTATGCCGGACCACCAGCACCATTGGCACGACCCTCGACGTAACGACCTACCTCCGCTAGCGATGGCCTCTTCTCGTCATCGAGCATCTTCTGTACGGTGCCGAGGAGTTCCTCGTCTTCAGGTGTGAAGTCGATCCCGGAACCAACGATGCGGGCATCGACCTTCTGCGGATCACTGAACGGCTTGATCTCTGGAGGTTTGGCCGGCTCTGCTTTCTTGACAGCCTTCTTGGTTGCCTTCTCAGCACGCTTCTGGTCCACAATCTTGCGTGCCAGGTCAGTGACTATCTCTTCGTTGGTGTCACCCTTGACGTCAGCGAAACCGGCCTCTCTAGCCTGCCTCTTCAGTTCTTCCGGAGCGGTATCCTGCAGTTCCTTAAAATGCTTCGGATCAAGCTCAAGTTTGATTTCTTTAACCGAAACAGGAGCCTCTTCGCTGAAGTGCTGGCGCAGGAACTTGGAGGCCTTCTCCTGGGCGTCGATGCCCTCCTGGAGAACCTCAAGACGTTCCCTGGTGGCCCGACGCTTGATGGGTTCCATCGGCTCGCGGAGGGTAGCCTCGTACTGACCAGCCTCGATCTTGTGGAAGGCGATCCGGTCTTCCAGGAAGGTGACAGCCTCGTCAGGCGACATCCGGCCAGCACGGAGATCGGTGAAGGCCTTGTTCAGGTCAGCGTTCTGCTGTCCTTTCGGAGCATGGATCCCAGCATCGATCCAGGCCTTCTTAAACTCACTGGACCGCTCGTTGTCCAGGGGAACGTTTGACTTCGGAGCCTCGGCGATCTTTATTCGCGGCTCAGCCTTCTTGGCCGGCGCCGGCTTCTCTGCCCCGATGACCTTCGCCTTGGTCAGCTGGATCTTCTCGCCGTCGTGCTCGAAGCTGTAGCCAGGACGGAGGACATCCACCTGATCCCCGGGGGCGATACCACCACCAGCGGCTTCGTGCTCAGAGCCTTTGAACCCCTGGGCTCCGGTGCTCGACCGCTGCAGGCCGAGCTTCTTCTCCGTCTTGGTCAGCTCAGCGTTGATCCTGGCGTGGTCACCAGACCGGACCGCATCGAGGAGGTCAGGCTCATCACTGAGGATCTTGCCTGCCGCGTCGGCGCGGTGCTGGAAGACCGCCGGGTCGTCCTGGCCGTCATTGAGGAGCTGGTGGATCTGGCCCAGGACATCGGCCTTCTGCCGAGTATCGTCGATGACTTTCTGCCGAGCTCGGGCAGCATCTTCAGGGTTGGCTGGAGCGGCCTTCTTAGCCGGAGCGGCTTTCTTGGCTGGAGTAGCAGCTTTGGCCGCTTTCTTTGCGGCTATCCCCTCCATCCGGGCCTTGTGTCGAACCTCAGCTTCCTCGATGAGCTTGCGGTCCTCGGGAGAGACATCTTTGAGGACGTCTTCCCGTAGACCTGGGAACCGCTCGGTCTTCTGGAGGAGCATCGTGACTACTGCGTCCTCAGTGACGTTCGGCTTCCCAACCTTCAGTGGTGCGGCAGCCTTCTTGACTGCTGTGACTGAAGGTGCGGCAGCTTTGGCCACCTTGGCCGGCTCAGGCGTTGGTGCCTTACGACCCTCCAGGATCGCATCGACGAGGTCAGCCTTCAGGGGCCGAGCCTTGCCCACATGGATGTCATGGTCCTTGGCGTACTGCTTCAGGTCCGCGACGGTGGGGTTCTTGCCGATCAGCTCCTGTATGCGCTGCTCTTTGCCGAGTGGGGACCCAGCCTCTACCGGACCAGCCTTCTCGGCCTGCTGGATCGCAGCCTTGATCTTGTCCTTGGTCCACGAGCCACGAACGTCAGCCTGGACAGTCTTGGCGTGCTCCAGGAGTTGAGCCTTCGTCATCTTGTCGATGTCAGCGGCCCCACCCGCCTCTGGAGTAGGAGCGCCTGGTGCGGCGGCCTTCTTGACGGCAGCCTTACGAGGAGCCCGCGCCTTCTTCGCCTCAGGGCCAGCCTCGATGATGTCCGCGACCTTGCGAAGGAAGTCATCGGCGGGAGTGCTGCGGTCTTTGGCCAGATCCCGGAGCTGTTGGGCACCCTCCTGCTTGCTGATCTCCTTCTTACGTACCTGCTCCGCCGTCATGTCGAGCATGGTCTTGTGGAGATCAGGCAACGACGGGTTATCCCCGGTGGCATCCTTCCACCGCTGAATCTGGTCGTCGTTCAGCTTGTCGTCGGTGATGTTGGCCGGGACCTGGGCGATGGCGGCACCAGGTGGCAGTTCCTTGGCCCCCGCCTTCTTCGCGACTGTCTTCTTCGGCGCGGCGGCCTTAACCGCTGGTGCGGCAGCCTTCTTAACCGCCGGCTCTGCGGTCCTCTTCATCACCGCAGGGGGTGCGGTCTTCTTAGCGAAAGACTGTTCTCCGACTGCGACCCTGCCTGGACCTGGAGTTGCGGTCTTCTCAGCTGTTGACGGTGCCACCTTCTTCACGGCAGGTGCGGACGGTGCCTTCCCGGCGGCCTTCTTTGCGATAGCCCCGGTTACCTGCGCCTTCTCCAGCACCACCTGGTTGTCTACGGCATTGGGGCCGGGACCGTTGGGGTGGTACACCACTGCTGGCCGGATGACCTGAACCTTCCCACTCTCCGGGATGTCTCCCACCGGATCCATGAGGGTCTCGTCGAACTGCACCACCTTCCCGGCGCGCTGCTCCCGGTGAGTGAGCTTGCCTTCCCGTGGACCTCCAACCAGCTCGATATTGGACTGGTCCAGGGAACGGGCCATCCGCTGCTTACCCAGGGTCGGCTTGTCTGCCTCGAACGCCTCAGCGACCCGTTCAAGCTCATGCCGTACGCGGTCTTTCTGATCCTTATGGACCTCATCCATAGAGGGGTGACTGGCCCAGGCCCGGATGTGCTCAGCGATGGTCTTATTGTCGGCACCCTTGTGGACCAGCTCAGCCAGCTCCGCACCAGCGTTGCCTTGAGGGACCCGGTCAGCGATGGCCTGGAACCGGGCCCGGGCCTCGCGCCGGCCCCGGAGCTTGGCCACATCCGCGTCTTCGGGAGATGGCCCCACACCAGGGACCTGGGGAGTTGGTGGCGCCGGGGCAGCCTCCGGTACGTTGCCCTGGGGGGCCGGAGGTGCTCCAGCAGGCGCAGGTGCTGCCGGCCCCCCTCCAATAGACTCAGCCGCCACCGGTTCGTTGCGGGGCTGGGTGCCATCGGGGAGGGTCTGCTGGGCCTGCGGGGTGTTGTCGGCCTGAGGCTGGCCACCGTCACCCACTGGCGTCGGAGCCGCTGACGGCTGATCGCCTTCAGCCTTCATCGACTTGGCCTGGCCACGCTGGGCCTCTTGTACGACGCTCTCTCGGTTCTTGGGCCGCCCTGCCCCTACGTGCCCACCAAGAGGTTGCGGAGTCTGACCGGCGGTGTGAGGCTCAGCCACGGCCAGGACGTAGAAGCCACCACGGCCATCCTCTTTGACCTTGGTGATCCGGTATGGCTGGTCCCGCTGCAGGTACATGGTCCGGTCGTTGCCACCCTGACCGGGGATGGTGGCCTTGGTGCCTTTCGGTACAGCAATGGACATGGTGATCTGGCCGGAGCCACCACCGAGGGGGGTGCCCAGGTTGACAGCCGAGTACCCACGGTCCGCAATGAGCTTCCCGGTGAAGTCAGTCAGACCACCGTCTTCGGCGTGCATCGTCTCGGGGGTGAGACCGAACGCATCGGGGCCAACGACACGGGACACGATGACATCGTCAGGTAGGTCAACGGCATGACTGTCCATCATGGCCACGAACTTCTTCGTCGACGGCTCATCGATGATGCCGTCACGTAGATCTTCTTCAGCCGGTCCGTAGTCTGCGTGGAGACGGGCCAGCTCACCAAGACTCAGACGCTTTTTGGTGGCCAGGTTCTGGTTGTATTGAGAAGCCTGGTTGTCGGACTGAAAGGTACGTGGCCGGAAGCCAGCCAGGAATGAGGTGATCCGGTTGACCACCCCTTCTGGCATCTTCCATTTCGTACGGAAGCGACCATGCTTGTCACGAGGGTGGAGTAGTTCCTCCCTCGTTCCCCATGCGTCACCGATACCGGCCACGTGTCATCCCTACTGCGTCGGTGGTGGAGCGGCGGCTGGCGCTGGTGCGGCAGGAGCAGCAGGGGCCGGCGCGGTGACGGGAGCCTCAGTGGCTGGCTGTACCGGCTCGGTGCCGGCCTCAGGGACCACCGCGAACCGGGCATTCATCTGCTCAGCCAGCGCTACGGCGGTGGGGTCTTCGGCCGGTTGGGCTGCCATGGCCGGTGCGGCGGCTCCTGAGACTGGCGGAGCAGCTGGAACTAGAGCAACCGCCGCAGCGGCAGGCGCTGGTGTAGGTGCGGGAGCGGCAGCAGGGTCCATGGCGAATAGCCGCTGGAGTCGGTCTGCCCGGGTTCGGGACGCATAGATCTCCTCATCTTCCAGCAGCTCCGAAAGACGCTGGGCCCGGTCGTTGTTCTCGTACTCCTCCACTGCCCGAGCCACGGCCGCCACAATCCCGGTCGGTGGAGGCTCGACCGGGGCAGTGAAGACCTCGTCCGGGTCGTCATCCCACACCGACCCAGCCGCCACCAGGGCCAGGCGCTCCTCGTTCTCCATTGCATACACCGGGAACGCGGGGGCGTTGACAGCCAGGGCGGCGGTCAGCTCCAGGGAGCCCTTCTCCCGACGCCAGTCCCCTGATAGTGGCGAGCGACGCAGCTTGGCCACTCTCTTCTTGGTGGCCTCCGGGACCACGGAGCCGGCCACCCAGATGCCGAACTGGTCTTCCCCGGCCCGGACCACTGCGATCTCGTCCCCGGTGTTGTCGTAGTGAAGGGCCGCCGCCGCATACCCGAGGTTGATCGAGGCGTGGCGCGTGTCCTGGACGATCTTGCCAACGTCGATGAGGTCACCCTCAGCGGTGTATACAGCACCCAGGTGGAACGGTGCGTAGTCCTGCTCCGAGTGCGGGGCCATCACACACTCCCGCATGGTGACGTCGCGGTGGCACTCGTTCCAGGCCGCCAGGTGGCCGTAGACGCGACCCTCTTCGGTGACGGTGAGTTTGGTCTTGCGGTCCAGGCCAGGGTCGCTGAACCAAGCGGCTGGAGGCTCCAGCGGGTAGCCCTCACCGGTGGTGGCGTACTCGATGGATGCCTGGGGGTTTTCGGTGCCCTGGATCTCCACACCGTTCTTCTTGGCAGCAGCCATGATCCGAGCCTTTATCTTGGCGAGCTGGGTCGAGTCGTACTCCCCAGCGTTCTTCGGGACATTGATGTACGCCCACGCCGCCCGGATGTGCTCTGGCGTGTCGATGGGGTAGCGCTTCTTGCTGTCTCGGTAGCCCGGGTCCGCGTAGGCCACGTCCCCGTACGGCTCCTGTGTCGCCATAGCGAGCTGTACTCCCTCCTGTGCGGACCGGTCCCACGGGGCCCGGATAGTGCTGTCACCGTATGCGGTGGCCATCTCCGGGTAAATAGAGGAGATGACGTTCCGCAGTTCCCCCCGGTCCTTTTCGTCGATGCCAGGGAGACCACCGTGGGCACCAGAAAGCAGCGCCGCCGCCGCATAGATGGCGTGGTACACCATCGTGAGGCGGCCGTTGATGACGTCCCCTACCGGTAGCCGATACGAGGTCGGGTCTGTCGCCGAGAGCTGGGGGTTGTACCACATGAAGGCCCGGCGAAGCTTATTGACATCCGGACCTTGTCCACCCGCATTGGCCCAGGCAGCGATCCTTTTGACCGCGTCATCATTGTCGAAAAGCGCGTCACGAGGAGCGAGGGGTAGTCCGCGCCACCCCGTGGAGTTAACCGCGAACGTCTCTGTCTCCGCACCCAGTGCCATGTAGCCACCCAGGGGCTTGCTTCCTCCGGCGGAACCCGCACAGCCACAGTCGTCATCGGTTGGGAGGGCCATATCCGGGTCGTCATCAGGCCAGTCTCCATCGTTGTTGAACACGGTCTGGCGCAGGGCCGCGAACGCTGGGATCGACACCAGGGTGGCGCCACCGATGGCGTACAGGGTCATGTGCTCGAAGCCGGTCTCGGGGTTGACCGTGACGTTGACCTTGCCACCGGGGTCCAGGGACGGCCCGGCCACACCACCTTCAGCCAGGATCCTGGCCTTCTTGGCGTCGTTGAAGGTCTCTTCGTCGAGATAGTCTCCCCACCCCCAGGCATAGTCCTGGCCGGTGTGGTCTGGTCCGTAGGTCAGGCCGAGGATCCGCCCCACGGTGACCGCCCCGTCGTGGCCCTGACCGGTCTTCTCCCGCCAGTCCAGGGGCAACGGCAGCATTCGATGGGTGAGGGCTCCAGGCTCGAACACCCGGGTGCGGCGCGGCTCCCCAGTCGGTTTCCCAATCGGTGCTAGCGGTCCGGCCCACAGGTACGCACCCAGATATGGCTGCTTGTCGATGAGTTCCTGGGCAGCGGTCAGAGCCTCCAGCTCATCAGTGGCCACCATCGAGGCGGTCAGGCTGTGCCCGTGACCTTTGCCGGGGGGGGCCCCGACTGCCTTCTGGTGCAGGATGTTGCACAGACCCTGTGGGTTCTTGGGGAAGTACTTGCGGAGGTTGCGCACGCACCGATCGAAGTCGTGGGGCAGACCCCACCGAATCTTGGCAGCACCTTTACCGGCCAACCAGTAACGTTGGAGCTGGAGCGGCATGCCCCGCCCGGGGTTCGGATCGACCATTAGCGCCCCTCCTCGTTTCTGATGGCCACATCGCACCGACAGCCGATGACATTGTCTGGGCTCCCGCTCGGGTCTCCCGGGAACATGAGCGGCTCATCGCAGACCTGGAACGGCATAAAGATGGGGACGGTCTGGTTGTTGGCAGCCTGGTGACATGGACGTACACGCTGATCTTGCTCCGTACGCCAGGTCTTGTTCAAGACCCTTCCGGTGATTCGAGACTGTTCGATACCGGCGGCCATAGTCCCGGCCCCATAGGCTCGGGTTACCTCAGTGACAGCGATGGTGTGCGCCCGTCCCGGCCACCGATCGCTACCCGTGTAGGACAAGACACGATCGACTCTGTCAGCGAGCTGATCTAGAGACTCACCAGCGTTGATACCGTCGGTCAGCTCAGCAAAGATCAGGTTGGCCACTTCATCCGGGATCCGCACCAACAGGTTCCGGACGTCAGCCAGGTAGGCCACGACGAAGGCATGCCGGGACACTGGCGGCACATCGGTGGCCTCCGACCAGGCGCCCAGCGCAATCTCCCCGATGGTGGTGAGGATCGTGTCCACCTCCCGGTCCCACATCGGCTGCGTGGCGTAGACAGCGGTCGGGTCAGGGACCATCTTGTGACTGCGGAACGGGGCCATCACCGCCTCCCGGGCACGGTCAAGCCACCGCCGGAGTGCGCTCGATACGACGCTTTCCAGGCGGGACTCATCGGATGCCCTACTCCCCATCCAGCAGTCCCATTCGACGCAGGTACTCGGCCAGAAGCTCAGGGTGGTGAGGCTTCTCCCGTACCAGGAGCGTGGTGCAGTACCCATCCAGTGCGGTGCGTAGCGCGGTCGTGTCCATGTCTGGGTCCACATGGGCGGCCAGGAGTGAGAGGTGATCCCAGGCTCCGGCCAGGAGCTTGTGGGCGTGCTCCTCGTCGTTGACATGGATCTTGGTGTGTAGCTCGTGCGGCTGGATGTTGAACTGAGTGCACAGCGACCGGTTCACATTGCCGGCCAGCTTCTTGCCAGCCAGCTCCATGGCTCGCAGGACCGTGGCGTTGGCGAGGAAGAACCTGCTCACCGTGCTGGCCGACGCGGTAACGGCGGCTGGCGCTGCTGGTGGCCCACCGGGGGCGTTGATGGCCGAGGTCTCCTGCGGGATCGGAGCTCCCGGGGTGGCACTGATCCCGGTGGGCGGTGCCGGCGGAGGCGGCGGACCGGCTCCGCCCATGCCAGGGGCAGGTGTCTGGGGGGTGACGACAGTGCCAGCGGGGAGGATCTCCTCGGTGAAGCCAGCCACCTTCCGGACTGCCGCGATCTGGAAGAGGTTCGGGTCGCGGAGCATCAGTTCCCGGGTGAAGCGAAGTAGGTCTTCGGTGTCGTCGGGGGCGTCGGAGATCTTGTAGTCACCGGACAGGAGAACGGTGGCCTTAGAGACCAGACCCGCGTCGTACATCTCCCGGGTGTCTTTGAGACGCTCTGGCCGCACCGTCAGTGGTGCGGTGTCGTACCAGAAGACGTAGCGATCCGGGTCTTCCTTGATCGCCTTCAGCGCCGGCTGGAGATAGGCAGTCGTCAGGGCGTCACAGATCCGAACCATCAACGGTACAATGTGGACGTTGATCTGTCCTTCCATGATCTGCCACGCTCCCCAGTGATTGGCTTCCCCGGCTCCTGTCAGGATCGACGGGTCGATGTCCATGGCGAGGGCGAACCGTCTCAACGCCTCAGCCCGCAGATCCATGGCCTGCTTCGACAGGTCAGAGCCGAACGTGACCAGCTCGATCTTCCCGAGAGCTTCGGTCGGCATCTCCACGATGGTGGGCATGACCCCGGCCGCCGTGCCCTCACCTTTCAGGCCGGTGGATCCGACCTTCATCAGAAGACTGGTCAGCCCCTCAGCACCCGGGATCTCTGTGTCGTCGTCCGGGAAAGAAGTCTCTTTGGGGATGGGCAGGAGGCCGGCACTGAACAGCCGGGAGTCAATCTGGGCGAACACATATCGGGTGAGGCGTTCAATCTCCCACAGCATCGGCATCGCGGCCCGGGTCGGGGAGTCAGCCCAGAGTCCTCGCCGGGGATGGGGAGTCCACATCCGGATGATGATGTCCGTCTCTGGGTTCAGCTTCTCCGGTGTTCCGTCGTAGGTCGTCATCTCTACGACACCGGTCCGGGCGTACCGTTTCAACTCCGAGCAGGACAGCACGAACCATTCGTCAGACTCATAGTCGGTGCCCCGACCGATGACGTAGGCGTCACCAGCGATGGTGAGGTTGATCCCCAGAGCTCGGAGAGCCTCCGCCTTGTGGGGTGGACCACCGAAGAGAGAGTCAGCGAGGCCGGCGATCTTCTTGTTGGTGACCTCTTTCTGGACCCGGCCGTTCTCATCCACCTGGGCGACATAGATACGGACCCGGGAGCAGGCTGAACCGATCCAGTTGGCGACAAACCGAAGCTCACCGATGATGTCGTAGAGTCGCCACGCCTCCGTCTGCCACGTGTCATCACCGAACTTGTAACTACGCCATCCCATCCCATCGAGGGAACGAATCCGGGCGGCCGAGGCTACGAGACTGGGTGGTGAATCGTGGGGGGCCGGTGAGGCGACTGTGTTGGCCTTCTGCCTGCCCAGACGCATGGGCTACTCCTTCCGGTCCGCGAATAGACCGGTCACGTGCGAGGCGGCAGGGATAGCCAAGACGGCGATCACCCATTGGTTAGGAAACAGGACGGCGACCGGCATTACCGGGACAGCCACCCAGACAGAGGTACACCAAGGACAATGAGCAAGGTAGGCAGCCATCGACTTCTCGCCCCACTTGTTCACCACCCAGCGTCGGTAGCCGACCGTGAGCTGATCCTCCACGAGGAGGCGCGTCAGTCGCGCGACCGCAAGGGCACTAACGACTAAAGCGATGATCAGCATGGACATAGCATATGGTCCAGCTGGTATCAAGGGATAGTTCTCAGATCAGGTTGGCGATCCCGTAGACGCCCTGATCCCACCCGAGGTTGTACTTCGACGGGTCCCCAGCACCCATTCTCCGACGCTCCCCAGCCATGAGGTGAAGGCAGGCATGAACGAGGGCATCCATCCGGTCCGGGGATTCTCGGGTGCTCTCCGGGTCGAACATCACCATCTCGTTTTCCAGCTCTTCAAACGTGCCCACCATGTGGAGGCGTCCCTGCTCTCCACGTAGGGCCACAGGCTCCGCACGAGTTTTCTTACCGTGCTTCGCGTGCACTGCTTTCATGGGGGGAGACGTGTGCCGTGGGAACAGTCCTATATCTATCGAGTCCTGGTAGGTGTCACGGAGCACCTCGAACAAGTACCGCTTCCCCAGGTTCTCCTCGTATACGACCAGGTCAGCTTTGAAGTCTGCGCAGGCCCGCCAAATAGCCATGGCGGCTTGGCGACCAGTGAAGTTCACCGACGAGTCGGACAGCACGTACATCTCGTTCTTGGTTGTCCGGGCGGCCACAATGATCCCGAAGGTGGCGTCTTCCCCGGTCAGGTTAGGGTCACAGCCCACCACAGTGGAGATGATCTCGTCTGGAACCTCCGTGACCCGGTTGCGTTCAATGTCCCCGCGCTTGAACAGCGCACCAGAGCCGATCTCCAGCATCTTCCCGTACAGCTCCTGCTGGCCCAGGTCGGTGCCGGCGTAGCGGAGCTTCAGCTCCCGCAGAACGTGCGCGGACAGGTTGGTTGCGTTGTCGAAGGTCGACCCACCCATCAGGTGGATGGTCCCGTCGGCTCTCTTCAGCCACTCCTGGAGGAGCTTGATCGGCTTCGGGGTGGTGGTGGCGAAGCACCGGGGGTGATCATCTATGAGGTCTGTACGTAGAGAGGGGAGGATCCCCTCATACCAGGACTCATAGGGCTTAGGCCACTTACAGATCTCATCGACCCAGGCTCCGGCGGCGTTGTAGCCACGACCAACGTCCTCGTCGTCCGCTCCCTCGGCATAGATCTTGGCGCCGTCCGGGAACAGGATCATGGGACGGGGTGACTGTTTGTACCGGTGGTTGACACCCTTTCGGTTGAGTACCCGCAGCAGTCCGGCCGGTCCCTCCAGGCAGATCGTCCGGGTGTCCGCCAACGTTTCACCGATGAGTAGCCATTCGGTTGGCTGGCCGGACCGGTCGAACGGGTGCTTCAGTACCTGCTCCGTCAACCACTCCGACCCGGCCCGGGACTTCCCCCAGCCACGACCGGCCAGGGCCAGGGCTACCAGCCAGTCACCCTTGGGTGGCATCTGTTCGGGCCGGGCGACATACCACCACTCGTTGCGGAGCATCTCCCCGACGATCTCTGAGGGCAGGGTCGCGATCCACTCGTCCCGGAGGTTTCTTGGGAGAGCGGCGACACGTTCCGCTAGGGAATGTCCCACATGATCACAGTACGGGCGTTCTACTGGTGGACGCAAGACTGAGCTGGTATCCCAGGGGTGGGTGGGGGTAGCATGGGCTTCTCACACACAGCTCGCTGGTCCGAGTGGGTGAGAGAACAGGGGATCGGGTCCCTCCGTGCCCGGTCCCCTGTTTCCATCGGAGAGGAAACGGATATGGCGATACCGATGCAGAAGCTGGGCTGGATGGCCGGCATCATCGACTTCAAGGGACGTGTTGTATACAAAAACAATAAGACTCGTAAGACCCTCCAGATTGTCCTCATCGTGGAGACCAAGGAAATGGCCATCATCCGAGGACTATCTGAACTAACCGGTACCAGTCCGGAACTCCAGTCGGCACAGGTGAAGCCAGAGTTCATGCGACGTAGTTGCCACGAGCACTGTCCCGAGGCCCACATCCATGTGGGTGACCAGGATCTTGTAATGCCTGAGATCGCCCGCTGGACCATCACCGGAGCCGCGATGGTTGTGGTCCTGTCGAGCCTCCTCCCATTCCTCAGGACGGATCGAGGATGGACGGAAGCTATCGAGTCTGCTACCAACCAAACGGTCTTCTGGGGTCGTGGCGCCACGGCTGTCCGGGCATCCCTGCGACGTCTCCAGGAGATCGGGTGGGACATGCCCATCCTCTACAGCCAGGCGCTACTGGAAGACGACAACGAAGACGAAGAGGAGTAGATTAGACAAGACATGGTTCCCCGGGAAGATCCCCTCCGTTGTTGGCGGAGGGGATCTTCCTTTTGTCGTAGAGTCGATGATAATTGGTCCGTAGACACGTTAGGAGGGACCAGCCATCGATGTAGACCTGGGCGATGCAGTCCTGTCCGTTAACCTCCACGTCAAGGGACTCCGTCGTTTCCGCATCAAGTGGCACATCGGCGTCGCCACGGATACCACACCAGCGGACAGGGTAATCAAACCCCCACCGTACTTTGCCTCAACAGGAAGGTTTGATGTTGCCATGGATCTCCAGGCAGACAAGCAAATTCCTCTATCCCTCCAGTTCACCGACGAGATGGACAACCCGGTTCCGACGCCAGCCGGTACCACGGCCGTATACACGGTTGACGACCCGACCGTCATCAACCTGACTGACAACGGTGACGGCACCGCCGTGGCGGCAGCGGTGGGTGTGCTCGGTACCGCGACGGTCCATGTTGCGGTCTCGGTCGATGGTGTCCCCGTCATCACCGGAGACCTCCAGATCATCGTCATGGCAGGTCTCGCGGAGCGGGTCACGATCGTGGCTGGTCCTCCGGTTGAGGTCACGCCCGACACCCCCTGAGCGACGGTTCCAAGAAGCACCCCCAGGACGTCCCCGGGGGTGCTTCTTTTTGTCGTACCTCCCCGCTAGAGTGATCACACCCCACCGTGGGGTGGGAAGAGGGGAGGGTCCAGTTGACTGCCAAAGAGGAGCAGCTCGGCCGCGACATCGTGGCTAGCGGGCGCCTCAAACAGCTCCGGGAGGAGCTTGGCCTGACCCGGTCAGCCATGGCGGAACTGCTACACACGTCACCGATCACTTACACCTCCTGGGAGAAGAAACCGGAGGTGAACCTGTGGGCGGAGACCGCGACCAGGCTCGGCCGGTTCTACAGCAACTCTGTGGCGGAGCTTGACTACGTTCGGTCAGTCCTGAAGATCGACATGACGGACCTGGTTCCCCTGTACATCGCCTCGACCATGATGGGGATCTCCCAGGAGCTGCTCCTGAAGCAGTACCGCGACGAGAAGTTCAATGCCGTGGATCTTGGCATCCTCGGCCTGTGGGTGGAGAAGAAGGTCCTCAACGTCCTTAGGCAGGGCGAATGATCGCGTGCGTCTACTGCGGTCAGGAGATGACCCCGCTCATCGAGGAGGGACAGACCTCGCACCCCTCGTGCGCCCCACCGTTCGAACCTCTCGGGAATGAGTA